CATCTGATCCGCATCTGTAGAGCAGATGCGTGTCTCAAAGAATATTTTCTTATTGGCTTGCGCTTGCCATATCTCGTTTCCTTGGATCGAAGCGCCTGTGTTGTCTGAGCCTGTTCCGGCAATTTCATACCACCCGTCAATGGCGTCAGCCAAAATAGCACCAGTTCCACTGGTAAGCTGGGAGTATGTCCAATCGTTTGTGCCATCAACAGCAATGCCAGTGAAGTCATCAAACTGAACAACATAATCAGGGTTTAAGTTTAGGGGAAGGTTCTTGAACCAAGTACCCATTCCCGGCTGACGGCCCTCACCACTATACATCATTGGGCCAGTAAAGCGTGTCGTTCCCATAAAATATACCTCCTTACGAAAGGATTTGCCCTAGAGTCTTCGTAAGCGTCTGCTGGGCCAGTCGCTAGGGCTATGATTCCCAGAGAAATTCGCTACATCACAAATTACAAAACAAATAGGAAGGGGCGCGAACGCCCCTTCCGAAACTGTTATGCGCCCGGAGAACCGAAAATTCCCAGTGGGTCACTAACACCAAACGAATACCGTTCGCGAGCCTTGTACCTCACATTCCCGGTATTGAAATCGCCATCCATAGACGTGGTCATGGCAGCACGTTCAAAGTGCTTCATGCCATTCGGCACATCTGTGATGATGAACCAAGCATTCGTGTCGGTCAGGAAATGATTAACCCGATGACCTTCAGGAATGGTGCCATTGTTCTTGATGGCATTGATGTCGTTATCAGCAGTCGAAGGACGCAATTCGCTGTCCAAAATACGGCTTGCAACAAACATCAAGTCAGGCGGAACAATTACCCTTCGCGGACGTGCCGCAATTAGAAGGCCACGCTGATCAGTCCACTTGGCGATCTGAATGACAGCAGACTCCAATGAAGTCTCATTCAAATCGGAAGCAGTTGACGGGGTGTTGGAGTTAGTTCCTCCAGACGCCAATGGATGCGAGGTATTGAAAAGCGTTACGCCATCGCCAGACTGGTAACTGCCTGTTGATTGCCCGTTATTAAGCGGGTAGGCAGCCTTGGTCTGCTTGGTGTAAGCCATCGCACGGGCGAGTGCTTTGGTGTATCGCGCACTGAGACTGTCATAGAGGTTGTCCTCCATAGCTTCCTCGGTGATCGCAAATCCCATTGCAATCGTTTCGTGATTGTACCTCGCGGTGAAAGTTTCCTGCGCATTATCATATGAGATAGCAGAACCCTCGTCTTTGACGGGAGCCGCATCGAAACCTGCCAATGCAACCTCTTCTTCAAAAGATCGCTCTGACGATTCCGTCTCATAGATTTCGTTTGCTTCGTCTTCGTACTGTGAATACTCCAGACCAAACAAAGCGTTAATCCCCGGCAGGAGTTCTTTAAGCATTTGCGCTCTTGAAATAGCCATTGCTCAAATCCTCCTAAATACCAGTTGAGTCTTGCAGTTGATGACAAGCGCACGAATCGCCTGTTCCATCACCCGGACCATTGAACTTGCACAAGACATCAGTGAAGTCATCGCCAACTGTTGAGTGAGCGCCCTCGACAAAGCCGAGAAGTTTGACAGGCAACGTCTTTGTGGCAGCAATTGTGCTGCCATCAATGGCGTTTTTACTGGTGCCAATCGAAGTTGAACCTGCGGTTTGAACAACCGCTACATTGTTCCCCAAACCAGTCTGAGCAATTGACTGATCGGACTGTGCCTGAAAAACAACATTCGGATCATCAACAACGTAAGCCTTGACATCTGTAGCCGAAGTGCTGGCCGTCCACATCTGGGAGTACGTTGGTTGATTGGTGCCGGGGTCAGTGTAACTGCATCCGACAAAAATACCTACTGGAGTCATCGTCGTAGTACCAGTGTCTTTCTCGACAGTACCGGTATTTGCTATCTTGACGACATCCCCGTAGAAGATGCTGGTTCCATAGCTGTTGGTGACCTTATACTGCCGAGTTGCACCAGAAAAAGTGCCAGCACCAAGAACGCCAACAGGACGGAAACCATAAGGGGCTGCTGTACTAGCCATTTATGTATCCCTCCTTCAAAGGACAGAGTTAAAAAACAACGGACAAAACCTAAGAGGGCTTTGCACCGCCGCCGAAAGTAACCCTCGTAGACGATTCATTAAGTTTCGGCATACGGGGATCACCATCACGCATGAAGTTGTTATTAACCGATTCGTTCTGCCGACGAGCCAGATCAGAATAGTAATCTGATCTTTGCTTGAAATTTTCTTCACTTGTCTTACAGAGAAGAAGTCCACCCACTTCAATATTTCCAGCATACTCACTACCCCTGTCAGGGGTGAGCATCATTTCTGGATGATCTTCCGCTCTCACAGGCTCCCATCCTTCACGAAATCTCTTGGACGCATTAACATTGTCCTGATTTCCCATAATGGAAGTTCTGATCCAACGAAAAACCCACCCATCCTGCGGGGCAGGATCGGGTAACACTTGTGGTGGTTCCCAAGACTTTACTCTTTCACCAGCTTCGCGAGAATCGGCTTCTCTTGGTTTGCGCTCATCTGCCTCTATGTCAGCCATTGGCCATCTCCTTCATAACCTGTGCCGCATACTGTTCGGGCGTTATCCCAAGTTTGTTGGCGAGACGAACCTGAGAGGAAGATAACTCCACTTTGCTCGGTTTTTTTCCACCGCGACCTGCGGGGGCGACCACCGGGGTCTTTCGGGAAGTCGGAGGCCCACTTCCAGAGGATGCTTCCTTCCCGAAAATATCTGGGAACTTACTGCCAAGTTCCTTATCTACAATCTCATAATATTCATTATGGATCAATGGATTATATCCTTTACGGATAAGTTGCTCATGCACTCCAATGGCAAACCCTGTAACCTGCTCATATCCGGGCTTTTGAAACCAAGGGTTCCTTTGCAACCAAGATACAGCCTTTGGATCAGGCGGTTGCACATGACTCTGCACCTGCTGCTGTTGCTGATCATCACTGTAAGAACCGTTAAGGTCACCCATTTCATTGGCAACATTGTAGTGTGACCGCTCCGCATGAAGGCGGGAAACTTCTGACTGTGCCTCTGCTACCGCATCAGCATCTCCAGTTTCATAAGCATCCCTAAATCTCTGCTTTGCTGCATCAAGCTCAACATCATTCTTTGCCGACACTTGGTCATAGAGCAACCTACGACTACTTGATAGCTGATCCTTTAGCCCTTTATTTTCTTCCTGAATCCTCTGCGCATAACGAACTGCCTCAGTATTTTCACGTTGCGCAGACTCCTTTTCCCTGCGCTCATTATGAAACTCATAACGAAGTGTATCGAAGCGAGACTTAACCCTCTCGGAAAGACCGGGGATGTCTTCTTCTAAATCATCAGAAACTTCCCCCCGTGGGGGTCTATTCCGATCCTCTTTGGGCGTGTCATCAACAACGCTCACTTCAAAGTCTGGAACGTCCTCCGACAGAACATCAACCGGGTCAGTAAAGTTATCAGACCTCTCTTCCTGAAAGAGTTCCTCTTGAGACTCTTCCGCCATCCCCTGTTCCGCGCTCATGCTCTGATCACTCCCCTTGGATCATCAACAATGGCCTGCGGAACATCGTCCGTTATAAGCCTGAACTTTTTCCCGTGTATCTCAATTCGCGTCCCAGAGTAAGAACGCATAATAATCCAATCACCCTTTTGGCAATAAGCGCCACTGGGAAACTTCCTTTGGGGCGTCTCTACATAGCAATCAGGCCCCATGTCCATGACATACGCCGTAATGCTTGCCGTCTCTTCCCGCTCCCGCAAACTCTCTGTCAGATATATACCCCCGTCCGTCTTCTCTTCCTGCTCAGGGAGGGCTACTAAAATATGGTAAGAACAAGGTTTTGGCAATTGAGTTGCCGCCTTCTCTTCCTTCATTTCTTCCTTCATTGCCTGTACGAGATTCTTACTAAGCTCAACAACCTTCTTATTGGACACTAGGACTCTCCTTGCGTTTTCGCCAAAAGCGGGGGTAACGCTACCCCTGCACGTTTGTTAGCCCGATGGGGCAGGCGGTTACGGGCCGCCCAATGTTTCATGTGAAACACTATACTTATCCTGATCCGTCCTCAGCCTTTCTTTGTTTATCCATTAAATCCAGCAATTCTCTTTCCGCTGTTGCCAGACCCTCAATAACACCAACCATCCTTTGATATTCGTCAAAAGACGATGCACCACCCATAGCGATGGCATCAGCATGTTCATTCATCGCATTCCGTAATACCTTACGAAAGGATGAAAGTAAAGATTCTTCAATCAATATTAATTATCCTAACGTCTTTTAATATCATCATCAAGAAGTGCTTTGGCGACCTCGGAAGAAAGTCTGGCCCTGTCAAGTGCGGCCTTTTCCTCGCCAGAAGAAAGTTTCATCGCAGCATCTTCACGGGACTTGGCGATTTCAATTCCCATCTTCGTGCCTTCTAGCTCCGCATCCTGCTCCATCTTATCTCGCTCAAGCTCCTGAGATGAGCGCTCTTGCTCGGCCTTAAACATTAACCTCGCCCTGTCTGTTTCAGCCTTCCGAGCTATATCCATCTCCCGCAACTGAAGCTCTTTCTGCTGCAACTGGAACATCGGGTCTTGCATCTGCTCCTGAGCCTCCTGCTGCTGGGCTTCTGCCACATCCTTATTGAACAACCTCTCGGCAGCTTCAGCAACAAGGCGGGACAGTTTCACCTCCACATCCTCTGGGAGAGGTTCATCAAGCGGCGGTAACGGAACACCAAGTTGTTTCTCGATTTCCCTGCGATACATAAATCCAAGGTGTTCCTGAACATGAGCCGCCATAGCTGCCGCAATCGTCCCGGCCATTGGGCTTGCGGAGACAAGTTGCTGTATCTTTGGGTCTTGTATCGCCGCCATGTGGACTTGAATATGTGCTTCGTGATCCTGATAGATAAATGCCTTCAACGGCTTGCTGTTGAGGACATCCATGTTTTCGCTGACAGGATCGCGTGGCTTCATCTCCTCGCTCATGGGGATAATCTTTTCCGCATCCTGAATGCCCAGAACATCAAGCATCTGCCTGTGCAATTCTGGAAGATCATACATCTGTGGAGCACTCTGGGAGAGTTGAAGTGCCGCCTGATACTGCATGATCCTCTGGCTCATCGTTGCGGCATTCGGGTCAGACACAGGGATGATATCTACACGACCATCAAAGTCATCCGTCTTTATCGCTTCCTTGTCGTCAGGCTCATATTCGTATTCGTCTTCCGCATAGTCACGGACAATGCCAGCAATCAGGATAAATTCCTTGCGCATGGCATCATGCAAATGTGCCTGAATGGCAGACATAACTTTCATTGACCGCTCAATAAGCGCCAATGTTGTGCCAACAGGAGCATCCTGTTTCATGTCGGCCAGCTTCAAATCGGTTATAGACGCAAACCTTCTACCTTCCTCAACGATCTCGCCCAGTAACGAATGAAGCACATTACTGGGTTCTTTGTAGGGGAGGAAAGTAATGTTGTCTTTTATCGCACCGCCCGGAACGTCAACGTCCCTGAACTCCCCCGGCATGATTGGGGAATCATCCCCTTTGATGCGCAACCCCCTAGATTTCAGGCCGCCCGGAAGATTGGACAATGTCCCTGCATCAACAAGCTGACGGAGAAGGGATGTAGCGGATTTAGCTATACCGCCAATAAGGTGGATCAGCCCGAAGCCATAGAAACCAAGACCGGGCATATACTGGTAATGGACAAAATGAAGGCGCTTCATGCGCAGGGGGTCATCCTCATACCAGTTC